GATATTAAGGAGAATACTATGAAGCAAGATTTTAAAACAGTTATTGCAGAGTTGTCTGTAGCAGTATGTTTTGCTGGTCTATTGGCACTAGGACTTGCTGGTTGTAACAACAGTGATACTAGGATTGTAGTTGAGCCAGGAGAGCCTATCGTCATTGATGATAACCTTTCATTGGAGTGTGGTGTTCCATTCGATTTAACTGCATTCTCATTGGGTGACAGCAATGTTACTTATAACGGAGAAGAGTTACTTAGTGAGTTTGGAATGGATTTAAAATTTACTGTAGTTACACCTTGTATTATAGTAGATGAGAATGTAACTGAACCTATTGTGCCTGTAGATGGTAAGTGTCCTGAAGGATACAAGGTTACTGATTGTAATACTTGTGTAGTGTTACCACCACTATCATGTGGAGAGGGTACTATAGAAGATAATGAGACTAACACTTGTATTGTTGCTCCAGAGGAAGTTCATCCATGTGGTGAAGATACTGAATGGAACGATGAGACCGAACTCTGTGAGATACCAGTAGTTGAGATTGAAGACGAAGAAGAGTAATGGGTTGTCCATGCAAAGATAAGGCTAAGAAATTAGTTAAGAAGGTAAGAGATTTAATTACTAAAAAATAAGGGTCAATATGAATCATATAGAAAGAATAGCACAGATTGTATCTAAGGCTGGTCTTCTTAATGAGGTTGAACCTGATGAGCTCGTAGATATTATGAACCATGCTCAAGTAGAAGACAAGGACCTGGATAAACTTCCAGGGGTTGTCGTCTATATCAGGAAGAGATTTTTAGAGAAAAACAGTAGGTATAATGCATTTAAGATTGCATTTAAAGATAGATGTATTCCACAAGCAGATAGCAATGCTCCATTCCCAAACACAACTGGTGAAGTATCAAGGACAGCTATTGAAATCAAAGCAAAGAGACTAGAACAATCACAGTTGTATAAACGGGTTGTAACGCTGTTACAGACTAACCTGTACATATCCTATGCCATGAGTAGGTTTCAGGTCTTAGATAAGGTCCTAGAGCGTGTATTGAGTGATGATATCTCAGACAGAGATTTAGCTCCACTAAGTAAGACATTCCTAGACTCAACTGCTAAACCAGAAGGTGCTAGAGAGTTTGAAGTGAATATCAATCTCGGAGATGGTGCTGAGACTATGAAGAGTATCGAGGAGAAGCTTAGTGACGTTGCTAAGCTAATGAAGGGTAAGAGTGCAACTGAGATTATAGATGTACTTGCTATGCCTGTGGAGGTCTCCAATGGCGATAGTACCCAGAGCTAGGTATGACTTACCATATCATCCTAAGCATCAAGACACCTTAGAGTTCTTTGCTTGGTTTAATACGTTCTTTGATGAAGAGAACAAGGTAGCTCCAATGCATTTCCAGATGATTGACCATATTAATGGGAAGTCTAATAGGAAGTGTTTAGAGTGTACAAGAGGTGCATCGAAATCTACGTTGGTAGGTGTGTACTACTTGATATACTGTATCTTCAAAGGTAAGAAGTTTAATCATGGTGAGATTAACTTTATCATCTACATTATGGACAGTGTTCAACAGGTTGCTTCACAGATAGATAGACTCATCTATACTATCCAGGAGAACAAGGAACTCAGTAAGTATTTGACTATTACTAAGTCTAAGTTAGGTGATGACCCTACTATTCATATCTACAATAAAATGCTAGATAGGGAAATCTATGTTAAGGGTAGAGGTACTGGACAGAAGATTAGGGGTGTGAACATTAGACACTTTAGACCAGACTGGATTATCATGGATGATATTGAGAATGATGAGTCTGTAATTAACAAGGATAATAGAGAGAAGTTGAAGAACTGGTTTCAAGCAGCAGTTGTTCCTGCAGTTAATCCTAATAACTATGAGTTTACGTTCATTGGAACTCCTCTACATGCTGACTCATTGTTGATGAACCTGGTTGAATCTGATGACTGGAGTACTATACAGTTACCTATAGCTGAAGATTATCCTGTTAAGGATGGACAACCTGTAGTTAGTTGTTGGGAAGATAGATTTACTGTTGAGTATATTAGACAGTCATACAACTCGTATAAGGGTCTCGGTAAAGCAGCGTTATGGTATCAGGAACACATGTTGATTATTACACCTAGTGAATCATTGCTGTATAACCTGGATAATGTTAAGAGGTATCGTAGTACTGATATGAAGAACAACCTAGCAGGACTTACCTACTATATATCTGTAGATTTAGCTATCTCTGAAAGGGACACTGCTGACTATACTGCTATAGCTGTTATTGGGGTTAATGAGAATAATCACTGGTTCTTAGTGGATGGGTGTTATGGTAGATATAAACCTGATGATACTATTGATAAGATATTCATGTATGTTGCTAAGTATAGACCTTACTCTGTAGTTCTGGAGAAGGTAGCATTCCAGATGGCTATGAAGACATTTATCTATAACGAACAAGTGAAGAGAGGGCTATTCTTTGGTGTAGATATGATTAGTAGACCTAACCACAAGAACTCTAAGCTTACTGTACTCAAGAGTTTTCAACCTATTGTAGAGATGGGTAGGTTCTGGATACCAGAAGATATTATGCATAACTTTACTGAGGAGTTATTGCAGGAGATGAGTATGATCACTGTAGATAAGATTCTTGCTAAGCATGATGACTTGATTGATGCTATTGCTCAACTTACGTTGATAGATATCATAGCAAGTACTTCAATAAGGGATGAACCTGGTTTAGATATAATGGATGGAGAACAAACAAATTCATATCTATTCTAGGAGTCCTCATGGCAAATATAGACTACCTTCGAGAGAAGGTCAAGTATCACATCAGAGATGTATCTCTCAATGATGATGGTGTAGACTCGGTTATACAGACAGTACTTGAGGATATATCCTTGGGTTCTAGGCTGTTTAAGAAGCTACACGGTTTCACTGTAGATAAAGACATAACTACATATAACTTTAGAGCATTGGGTAGACTCAATGAGCAGACAGAACAAGAACCTACAGAGATTACGTTTAGTGCTCCTATACAGGAGGAAATAGAAGCTTTCCTTACTACAGGTGTATTACCTTCCCCGACAGTAAATAAAGTGTTACAAGACGATCTAGCTCAATCTAGGGTAATAGATGTATTGGATATCTTTGATGGTAGTGGGGTTTCTATTATGGATAAGTTTGAAGAAAGAGGTTCTTCTTACTATATAGTGTATGATCAAGAATGGTTAGATACTCATGATGGAGAATTCATGTGCTTCAGTGCTTGGATAGTACCTCATATAGATGAACTGGCAGATGAACATTTGCTTGATATTACTCAGTGTGTAATTGCTGGATGTAAGTTCTATATAAATGATACGCTACATAGTAAAGAAGATGTACAAGCTACTAATTATGACTTCATGAGATATCATCAGTGTAAAGAGAATTTAACCAATAGATACCCAACTACAGTGGTATCGACTACAGATAGAACAAAGGATGCTAAATGGCTATAGTGAATATGAATAAACTGTTTGACCAATTACAGTTGTATATAGATAAGAAGATAGAAGATAGTACTACTGCTTTAGAACAGTTGTTTGAAGACAATAATATGGAACTGATTGGTACTTATATGGATGAGTTGCTTACAGTTGCAGACAATATGGAGTCTGTTGTAGGTGTATATAATAGTATGCCTAGTGTGATTAAATGTTCACGTAATATGGCAGCAATTAAGAATGCTCCTCAAGCAGCTAAAGATGCTGAGCTGTCTAGGAAGTATGCAGAGATATTTGCTATACAAGCTAGAGAAGATATGTTAGATGCTCATTCTTGGGCTCAAGAGGAAGAAGACACTCCAGTACAGGATGGTGAACATCCAACTGGGTTCTCCTCTTATCACTGGGCAACTAAAGCATCTGAGAGTAATCCTGAGCTATTCTTACATATAGATGGCTCTAAACCTATGACAGGTAATCTACACATAGCTACTACAAGTGCTCAGAGAGTTATCTTTGAGAACAGTTCTGGTATTACTGGTGGTATGTATCACTCAGATGAGACTGGACAAGTTGTGGTGAGTAGATATCAAGCTGATGGTTTAACTACTGCTAGTTTATTGATACTTGGTTCTGATGGTGTTTCTATTTCTGGACCTAATGGTGGACCTCCTGTGATTGAGAGTCCTCAAGACCTTGTTACTATGAAGTATGTAGATGATGCAGATGTACTGAAATATGACAAGACAGACTTTATTACAGAGAGTGCTGGTGTTGCTGATGCAGGTAAACCTATAGTACTTGATGGTACTGGGTATTTACATCCTACCATATCTGGTACTGGGTTGTATCCTGTGGGAATGTTTACTCCTGCTACTGGAGCTGAATATCCTGATACTACTAACTATACTAGAGGTGCATATTGGGGTATGGCTGAGTTACCTCCTGAAGGATGGACATTTACTGAAGGTGACTTAACTGGAGTTGTTCTATATAATGGAGACTCACTTATTCATGGTGAGACAGAATGGGGGTATATACACCTTAACATTGATCCAACCTCATACTACTTCCTTGATGGTACAAAACCGATTATAGGAGCATTTGCAGGTGGTGGACAACAGTTTAAGAATGCTGCTGATGGTACAGAGGCACAAGACCTTGTAACTGTTAATCAGATATCTAGCTTCTCTACTGACTTCGTATTGAGAGATGGAACTCTTGCTATGACTGGTAATCTACAGTTGGGTACAAAGAAGATTACTGGAATGGGTGTTGGTACTGTTACTGGAGATGCTGTGGAGTATCAACAACACATAGATGCTAGTAATTCTAAAGTCAATAAATCTGGGGATACAATGACAGGTAACTTACCAATTAAAGTACCTGCTGATTGCTGGACTTCTAATTATCAAGAGTTTTGTGCTGGTGGTTACTTGTATTCTAATGGTGGATATGATGTAGTAATTGGTAACAACATGTATCGTAACCGTGATGGTACTATGTCATCACTTGGAAACAATAGTGTTACTGATACTGGTGCTCATATAAACCTTAACATAGACGGGTCAATAATCTTCTACGGTGGTACTTATGTTAGTGGAACTAAATTACCTCTTATGTGTAGAATTGGTACTGATGGTAATATTTCTGTCGATGGTGCAGCACCTACTGGTGATAATCACTTAACTAGGAAAGACTATGTAGATACATTCCTATCTAAGTCTGGTGGAACAATGACTGATGATTTGAGGCTTACTAATGGTGCTTGGTTGTGGTTTATCTCAGATGTTGCAGAAGAACCTGAGTTTAGAATCAATCATAATCATGACAAACTTGATTTCTATAACCATACAGATAGTACCTATGCTGACGTACATCTTGGTAATTTGGAAGCAACTAGTCTCCATACTGGTCAAGCAACTATGACAAGTGATTTGACTTTGGACCAAAATGACAATACTCACATATGGTTCAGCGATGGTGCAGTAAATAGAGGTATTCTATTCAGAGACCACGATAATAATTCAATGACTCTCAGAAACTATGATGTTGCTGAGGTTACTGTAGGTGAGATTATACTCAAGTCAGATGGGTTTCTTGAAGTAAAATATGGTGGAGTACTTGTAGACGAAGTACCTAGCTCAGGTAATCACTTAACCAACAAGGATTATGTTGATGCTGGACTGGCTAAGCTACTGACTAAGATAACTGCTCTTGAAAAAGAAGTACAAATACTAAAAGGAAAATAAGATGGCAATCATGAATATGAATCAACTTTTTGATAAGTTGCAACAGTATATAGACACTAAGATAGATGACTTAGCAGTTGAACTTGAGGACTTGTTTATTGAGTATGGACTCAAGGAGATTAAACCTTTCCTTGATGAGATCAAGATTGTAGCAGACAACATTGATACACTAGCTCCTATAGCAGAGAATTTACCAGCACTCGTAGATATTGGTGAGAACATGGACTCTGTACTTGCTATCCCTGGACAGCTAGTTGAAATGGAAGATAAAGTTGTAGAGGGTAATTCTTACTATAAAGCTACGATAGATGAAGCAGAGTTTGGTAAGAGATGGTCACAAAATCCTATATCTGATCCAGTAACTCATCCTGATTATCCTGATGCTGAGTTAGGGTTCTCTTCTTATCATTGGTCTGAAGTATCTAGGGGTGAAGCATCAGCACTTACGTTGAAGGGTTACTGGAATCCTAAGAGTGGTGCATATCCAATACCTACTGAACATGGTGATTATTGGGTTATTAAAGAGACTGCTTGGTATGATGATATCTATTGGACTGCTGGTAGTAGAATTGCTTGGTATGATGATGGTACTAGTAGTGAGTGGATGTTCCTACAGACGTATATTGATTGGGTCAGTGTAGTTGGTAAACCTAATACATTCCCTCCCTCAGAACATGACCATGTGGAGTATGTTAAGAAGGAATGGATGCTTGATCATTCTGATGGATTTGCAGATGCAGGACTAGGTGTTAAACTTAACTCTGAAGGACTTGTAGATAACTCTATGATAAAACTCCCAGTAGTGTACCTAGCAGGTAAATTTACGCCTATACATGGAAGTATAGAGTCAGAGTATCCTGATACCTCTAATAGCACGTATGGAGCAACCTGGTACATTGAATTACCACTGAATGAAAGATTCACATGGCAAGAAGGTGATCTGGTTGGTCTTACTGTTAAGACTGGTGACTATATGGCTTGGACTGAATCTGGATGGATCAAGGTTACATCTAAGCTGTATCCAGAGGATTACTATAAGAGAGATGGTTCTTATCCTATGACTGGTAGTATTACTGCTGGATTAAACAAGATGATAGACCTTGGTGATGCAACTGAAGATGGTGATGCAGTAAGTTTGGGAGTACTTAATACTAGATTGACATCAGTATTTGATGAGTCTGAATTTATCGTTGCTTCTACTGGTGGTGATGATATGCATAAGCCTATTATACTTAATGATAATGGATTGATAGATGGTTCTTTTGTTGGGTTTAGTAGTCTTGTTGCTATGGGTGGATGGAATCCTGAAGGTGTAGATGGTGAGTATCCAGTAGACCCAACACCAGGTCAATACTGGTATGTATATGATACGAATGTTGATGATGAAGATGGACATACCTTTATAGGTGGAGACCTCGTAGATAGATATGCTACTGATAATGACTACATGCTATATACACAGTCTGGATGGTTTCTTAAAGCCAAAGTAAACCTTGACCCTAATGACTTCATTAGATCAGATGGTACAACAGCCATGATAGGCAATCTACGCTTTACACAGGGTGCTACCGTATCTGGCATAGTTGATCCAGAAGGTGATAGTGATGCTATACCTTTATCTTACTTCAATGATCAGATGGTTCAGTATAGAGCAAAGGCTGTTGATATTGCTCCAAGTGATATTGCACCTCAAGGTGCTGGTTCATTGTTGGATGCTGATACTATTGATGGTAAACATGCTATCGACTTTGCAGTAGCTGTACATACTCACAATGCTGATGAGGTTATTGGTCAAGGACACTTTGCTGATGGTTCAGGGTTTGATGCTGACCTACTTGATGGACTACATGCTGATGCCTTTAGACTAGAAGCTACTGCTATAGAGTGGGATGACCTAGCTGGTAAACCACCTACGTATACTCCTCCTTTTGCTGGAGAAACTGTGGTTGGTGGTATTAGAATCTGGGAAGACACAACTAATGGTATACTGTATCTATCAAACACTGCTGCACCATAAGGAGTTGTCATGGCATTATATTTCAACGGGGTAGAGATACCTCAATCTGGTGGAGTTATAAACTTTAATGGTAATACTTTCACCAAGGTATATTTCAATGATGTGTTGTATTGGCAAGATGGTGGAGCTGGTACTTGTCCTCCTCCTCCAGTACCAGACTTTTGTGATGCAACTGATGGTCAGTTTGAAACACATGTACTTGTACAGTGGGGATATTCTGACTTTGATGCTATGTATACTGTGGAGAGAAGTGATGATGATGGTACTACTTTTACTCAGGTAGCAGATATTCTTAACGGAGATTTATGGTACGAAGATCATCAGATAGAAGACACTAAGGTTTACCACTATAGGGTTAAGGCTTGTTTTACTTGTGATGATGATTCTACTGGAGCTTGTTCTGCATACTCTGAGATAGATACTGGGTTTAGAGATGAACAAGTACCATGTACATGTCCTCCTACAAAGAAACCAGATCCATTCTCAGTAGGTACACCTGCAAGTTATTACCATATATTCTTACAGTGGGGAGACAATGGTGAGACTGATGCTAAGGGTGTTAATATCTACAGAGGGGAGTCTGCAGATAGTATGGTACTTGTAGATTGGCTACCGTTTGGTGGTAACACATACAAAGACTTTGGTGTAGTTAATAGAGACATAGACTACTTCTATAAGATGTGTTTCTACAACGATGATGGAGAAGGTCCTTTTACTGATACATTAGAAGCTGTATTGTCCAGTGTTGTATATGTTCCTCCTCATACTCACTATCCATTAGACCTACTCAATCAAGGTCATAATGAGGATGGAGATGATGGTGATGAATTTACATACATTGACTCTGATACAGTTGATGGATTTCATGGGGACGAGTTTAGACTTAACGTAGATAAGATTCCACCTGCAGATATATTCCCACAAGGGATTGACAGTACACTTGATGCTGACACTGTAGATGGTATGGAAGCTAGTGAATTTGCTGAGGTCAAACTAGGTAATGTTAGTAATGCTGATTTCAAGGCTAAGATGCTATTGAATGACGGTGCTGGTAGTGGATTAGACGCAGATCTATTAGATGGTGAAGATAGTGATTTTTATTCAGTTGCTACACATACCCATGACCAGTATCTAAGAACAGATGCAGATGATACAGCTAGTGGTAAATATCACTTTAGTTACACTGGAGATGCTTCACTGGAATCAAGAGGTGCTATAACTATTGGAGATGTAGATAGTACATTTATGACCATTGATGGAAATGAGATACAAGCTGTTACTGTTACTGATGGTGTTAGTGAAGGTACTTGGTTAGGATTGAATGCCAATGGTGGTGAGGTTACTATTAATGGTGAGGTTGTATGGCATCAAGGTAACGATGGAAGTGGTAGTGGATTAAATGCAGACTTACTAGATGGTAAGAACTTGCAGTCTGGTTCTACGTTTGATGATATAGAGGACACTATTCCATTCGTGAGTGGTGGAATACTTGATGTTGGTAATTATATAGACTTCCATGAACCAAGTGGTAGTGCTGAATATGACACTAGTTTGCAATCAGATGGTGGTTGGATTAAGATGGTTAACCAAGATGGAGCAAGTGGAAACATAGCTCTAGGAAGGTTTGACGAAGCTTCTGGTACATTATATTTAGATGTGAAGGTCTAGGTATGCCAGTAGTTGTAAATGGGGTAGATATATCAACCTGTAACAAGATAAAGGTTAAGGGTACTGATGGTTCATATGCTAACGTAGAAGTTGTTATGGCTAATGATGTTGAAGTGTGGAGGAGAGCTTGTCCTCCTACTGTACCAATATCATTAACTGTCAGTAGTGGTACTTGTGAAAAGCTTACCTTTCAATGGAATGACACTGATGGATATCCTGCACCACAATATGATATACACTCTAGTGATGGTACTCTACTTTATCCAGCACAGACATCACCAGTAACTCATAATTGTCCAGGTGGTGAAGTAGAGTCATTCTATATTAGAGCATGGAACTCTGCTGGTGAAAAGGAATCCAATATTATTGCAGATATAACCTGCGTGTTATGCTGTGTTCCATTGTCTGTAATATTTGATGTACCAGGAGACCATGAGTGGGAAAACACAAGTGGTATACTCAGCGTAGATGTATGTATGATTGGTGGTGGTGGTGGTGGTGGTTTTGATAGTGGTGTAGGTTCTGATGATGGAGGAGCAGGAGGTAGTGAAGTTTCTAATACCTATACTGTAACTCCTGAAGTCGCTTACTACATTACTGTAGGAGTAGGTGGACTTGGGGCACTATACTTAGGTACAGCAGGAGCAGGAACAGCATCTTCATTTGATACATTGGCTACTGCTGCAGGAGGAGCAGGTTCAGCCTATCAAGGTAATGGTGCTACTAGAAGTGGGTGTTGGGGAACCTCTACAGATGGTCTATCATTCTTTGGTTCTTCTGCTCTTTGGGGAGGACAAGCAGGGTTTGGTAACGGTGGAAAAGGAGGAAACAATGAATCAATAGCAGGAAATGGTGGTGTTGGTGCAGGTGGTGGTGGTACTTCAGGGTTGACATCTACGGCAGGTAATGGTGGCAGAGGGGAAGTTAGACTAGAATCAACATGTGGAGGAGTGAAGAATAAGGCAAGTATTGAATTTAGACTTGTATCTAAAATGTCTGATACAATGTTGAAGGATCTTGGTATTACACTCAATGTTGATAAGGGATGGATTGATACCTACAACTACTTTAGAGAGAGAAGAATAATTGGTGAGTTTCCAGCTCAACCATATACTAAAAAGGAAATGCATAATGTATGATATGAAAAACGTAGTGATTAACTTCAAGATACTTGGAGGACAAATCAAGTCTGAACTAGATACTCAGTTTGAAAGTGGAAGAATAAAGGGTACTGAATACTCTGATGTCTTCAACAACTTAATGTCTGAATCTCTTAGGTTAGCATTTGAGTCACCTATTAAGGGTGAACAGATGGCAGGGATGGTGAAGGACAATGAACTTAAACAAGCCAAGATAGATGATCAACTTTTTGTTACTGGAGAGATTAGACCATTAGAGAAGAGTCAGATATCATGTAACATATCTCAGTGTGAATCACAGACTACTTTGATATCTGCCAAAACAGCAGACCAAACATACGTAACTACAGAGTTAAGACCAAAAGAAAACCTGAAACTAGTTGCAGAGATTGGTCACATTGAAGACCAGACTGATCTTGTTAAATCCAAGACTGAAGATCAAGAGTGGGTTACTTCACAGCTTAGACCTCAAGAGCTAGTCAAGATGAATGCAGATAAGTTACTTACAGATGCTAATAGAGAAGGTATTACTGCTAAGACTACTGACCAGACATATGTAACAGATCAAATGAGACCACTAGAGAAAGATGGGATAGACCTTAACAATGTAATGACTACTGCTAAGTCAGATCTTATCGGAGCACAGGAAACAGATCAGAACTATGTGACTACTGAGATTAGACCTGCAGAACTTGCTAAGTTGGTTAAAGATGCTGACAATGTTGAGAGTAGAACTGAACTACAAGATTCACAGAAGATTGATCAGGACTATGTTACAACTTATATCAGACCTCTTGAGAAAGATGTTAAATTGGCTGATAAGGATAGTATAGTAGCTAAGACTGGATTAACTGAAGCACAGGCAACAGACCAGGAATATGTTACTTCATTCATAAGACCTTCTGAGAAGATCATCAAAGAGAAGCAAGTAGAGATAGAAGAACAGAAGGTTCTTATCGCTATCGAAGAACTCGCTATCAAGAGAAAGGAACTTGAAATAGCAGAAGAGAAAGTGAAACTTGCTAAAGCAGATGCACTACTTAAAGAAGCTCAGGTAAGACTTACTGATAGACAGATATTAGGATTCGATGACAATAAGAAACAGAAGTTGTTTGATGCACAATATAATGCATTTGCTATGATGTTCTCATCTGGATTGTTATCAGTTTCAGGAATACCTAGTTCACTCAATAGTCAGAAGATGGATCAACTATACTGTTCATTAGCTGGAGAAGTTGGAGTGCCTTGTACATGATTGTAAACACTGTAGAATTTGAGGAGTTTTTTGCTACCGTTAAGAATCTACGGTATCAGAACCAGGACATCAAAGAATCGTGGGATCTAGGCTACAAGTCTCCCTACGATGCATTTGACAAGGCTAATGCAGACTGGGCAAGGTTTTACCTTATCGAGGATAAAGAAGCTGTTATATGTGCCATTATGGAACAAAGAGATGGAAACCTAATTTACTTTACTACTGTTGATTTACGTAGCAGTAATATCGTTGAGTATACAAAGACTATGAGAAAGCTATCAGACAAGACAATAGAGTGCAGAGATGTATTGTTTGTGGAAGTAGCTCAGTGGTACAATGAAGCCAAGAGGTTTCTTCGTATGACTGGATTTAAACCTTTTCATATACAAGCAGAATATGAGGTATGGTACAAAGATGGGAAGCAAAACTAAATACTATACTGATCTACAAGTCAATAGTCTCTTTGAACCTACAGATGAATTATTTGCTAAAGCAATGGTTAGAGCTGCAAACAAATCAAAGAGTCTTGATCCTACTCAGTATTTTCCAATAGTACTACAAGAGTCAAACCTATTCTACCAAGAGAAGGTGTTTGATGCTATGGGAGTAAATGCAAATATTACTCTCACTAGGAATAAGCTAACCAATGAAGGTGTAGCATATTACATAGCAACCAATGAAGACCCAAACGTAAAGCTTGTCACAGACTTCTTCTATAGTGACTCAGCAGGTAGACCAGTAGATATGTCCATACATCAAGTGTATGACTCCTTAACTACTAACTACTATGTTGTAGGTACTTGTGAGAAGGTTCTGTGGCAAGAACTAAATGATGACAGATATGAAGTAGCATTCCCCTCAGTTAAAGCTGGTCCTGATGGACTGGCTTGTATACCACGTACTAGAGACTATGCTGACAAGTCCATACCTGATACACAGTATGTAAATGGTAAATGGGGTATATGGCTATTTGAACTCAATGATGACTGTACAATCAAAGATGTTGACAATCCAATATTTACATGGCTACCTACAGATACTAGAGCTGTAATGGCTACCGAGTATACACGTACAGATGATAGCTACAATCACATATTCATATTTGAATCAGATGTAACAAAGTCTGCAGATAACGAAACTGCATTGATTATACCTTTCATGAAGAATGGGTCTTGGGTTGAATCTAATACAGAGGTGGACTTTATACTGAGTAGATTTGGATTGAATACATCAGATGAAGATGGTGATAGTATGAAGTCTAGTATGGAAGATGCAGAACACCTTAAACATTCATTCATTACATACTCTCTCGATAGGAGTCATGTAAAGTATGGACACTGGGTAGATATCATATATGGTAGACCAAACGGAAGTAACAATGACATGCCTACTGATGTGAGTGTTTCTGGAGACTATAATATACAGTATAGGATGAGAAGCTACGGTGGTTATACGGTTACTGTTGAGAGGGAATCAAAGAATGCTGATGCAGGAAGTTTCTATATCATACCTACTGGCTTCTTGAAGAAACAAGGACTTAGAGCTAAGGTTGAGATATACCAGGATCTATTCAATATGTGGATGTACTCAGAAAATAAGGTCAAGATCAAATGGTATCAAACTACAGCATTTAGGATAATCTTTACTATAGTAGCTGCTGTGTTCCTTTGGGGTATAGGTGCTATAGCTGTGCAGACTGCACTGACTATGGTTGCAACTACACTACTGTCTGTAGCTCTGCAGAATATAGACCCAAGACTTGCAGCCATCATTGGTGTTGCAATAGCTATAATTTCGTTTAACCCAGCTAACGCATTAGGAAGCACACTAGCAGCAGTTAACTCGCTTATAACGGCTTATAACTCATTTGCTATATCATCGTTTGAAGCTGACATGACAGCACTGAATAATAGTACGGAAGAGATAGGTGAAGATACTGAGGAAATGAGAAAACAGATAGAAGAGATGTGGCATCAAGGTATAAATATACCACTAGACACATTGGACTATTTTTCAGATCCAGTTCAGAGATCTTTTGACTTTATGGAAATGAGCTATAATCAATCAGATATGATCGAGATAGGTATGGCTAACATGACTAATATACATGGGAAGTTAACCTAATAAACAAAGGAGAATACATGACACTAGTAGTTGCAGGGGATAAACCTGAAAATAAGTTATCACATGACGATATGCAAGAGGTAGTTGAACACGACTTGAAAGAGTCAAAACAATACCATGATGATGTTATGAGTGAGATTGATACATGGATGAAAGAGTACAAGGGAGAACCTTATGGTAATGAACAAGATGGTAGGTCTAAGATAGTATGGAAGCTTATCAAGAAGCAAGGTGAAGCTCTTGTATCCAATATCATTAAACCTTTCCTTGGTAACTTTGACATTGTAGAGATTGACCCTATGACTGAAGCTGATGTGTATAAGTCTAAGGTAAACGAGAAGCTAGTTAACCATTACTGGAACAAGGACTTTAAGTCTGTAAGGTTTCTCAAGTCTCTTGGTAATGTAGTTGTACCAGAAGGTACTGTGTTTATACGTGTAGGTTGGAAGAGAGATACTAGAGTCAAGAAACAAACTATACCATTAGATGCTCTAACAGACGAAATGAGAGCTAGTTTCACTGAAAGAGGTGCAGAGTTCAAAGAGAACCTTGAAGACGGTACAGTGACCATCTCGGTGACTACAGTGCTATCCAATCATCCTACATCTAAGATTGTACGTAATGAGGATGTATATGTAGACCCTACTGCTGATACGTTTGAAGATAGTAAATTTCTAATCTACGAGATGAGAACATCTCTGAGTGACATTGTTAAGGATGAACTCTATGATGATGATGCAGTTAAGAGACTGAAGAAGATAGTATCTCAGAACGATGATACAAGGAATGATGGGTTTGACCTTCATAACTATAATACAAGTGACTTTGAGTTTATGGATGACACTCGTAAGAAGATTACGTTATATGAGTACTGGGGTGAATATGACCTACTAGGTGATGGTAATGTTGAGAATGTAGTAGCTACTATGGCTAAGTATGGTGAGGATAATCTGATACTACGTATGGAGAAGAATCCATTTGCATTTAAGAAGATACCATTCATTTGTATCCCGTTATATGATGAGCCTTTTAAAATCTACGGTAGAGCGTTATCTGATGCCATATCTGATGAGCAGAAGTTATCTACAAGTATTGTTAGAGGTATCATTGATAACATGGCTAACTCGAACAACGGAACTAAGTTCTTCAAGAAAGGTGCTTTAGATGCAACGAACTTCAATAGACTTAAACGTGGTGACAAGTACATTGAAATTAATACTCACGATAGTATCAATACTGCTATTATGGATGGCAACTTTAATCAGCTACCTCAGCATATCTTTAATATGCTTACTATGTTGGATTCACAAGCTCAATCATTAACTGGTATTACTAATGCTATGCAGGGTTTACCTGGTTCAGAGATGAAGGCTAGTACTAGTAACTTCTCAGCAATGATGTCTCAATCACAGATTAGACTACTTGATATAACTACGAATATAACTAATGGTCTCAAAGAGATGCTAGGTATGTGGTTAGCTATGAGTGCTCAGTATGTGGATGAGACTGAAATCAAGAGAATCACTGGTATTGATATACCTTCATTAAAGCAGAGTGAAACTCAGAGACTAGTACAACAGTTTGGTCTTGAACAGTTACCACAAGACACTGCTATGAAAGCTATGATGCTTGTAGCTAGTGAAGTGGAAGACATGTTTGATAGAAAGGACTTGAAGTTTGATATCAAGATGAAGGTTGGTACTGATGGACTTAAACAGATTAAGATACAGAATCTTAACATGTTGATGCAGCAGTTATCTCCACTTGCTCAAGCAGGTAGTATTCCACCAGAAGCTATTAGCTTACTTGTAGCTGACTTAGCTGACCAACTAGATAGACCAGATATTGCTAGAATGATTAGTGAGTATCAACCTCAGCCAGACCCAATGGCACAAGCACATGGTGAAGCAGACTTAGAGATTAAGAAAGCTAATGCAGCTAAAGACAATGCTCTTGCTGCTAATGCTATGGCTCGAACTAAAGGTGAGGGTGTTAAGGCTGAGAAGGATATTGCTAAGACTGATGGAGAGATTGCCAATCTATATGCTGATGCTCATGGGAAGATGAGTGCTATAGAAGACAACTCACTAAAGACTAAAGCTGATGCAGTAGCTAAGCTCAAGCCTAAAGAAGGAGGAACTGCTAAATGACTATAGATGATGTTGAGATAAGAATCAATAGACCACTACGTATAAATGATGACAACTTCTGGGTAGATGTAATCTACAAAGACACTGAGATAAAGGTATTTTGTAAGGAGTACCTACCAGTATCTGTAGTTTATGAGAATTGTATTAGAGCAATGGAGGACACATTAAATGAACGTAGATGAGAAGGCTCAACACTTAACTAAGCTATATGGGGATAAGAGCTTCCAGGAGCTAATCCTGAAGGAGTTTATAGACCAGTCTATACTCAGTATAGTGTTGGAAGAGAACGTGGACTCAGATAGCGTTAGAGACCAATTAAAAGCTAGACAGATTATTACTTTATGGTTTTCTGGTATAATTAGTGATGCTGAGATAGCAAAACAAGAAAAGAAGGATAATTGATGTTAGATGAAGTATCTACTCCTCTCGAAGAGGATGTTACTGAAAATAGCGAGATTGAAGAACAAGTTGAAGAAGTAGTTGAGAATGATGTAGAGTCACCTGACGAGAGTGATGAAACCAATGGTTCAGACTATGATAAAGCTTGGGCTGATATTGACACAGATAACCCATCAGAAGAACTGTTTGGAGAGAACCTAAGTGAAGATACACCTAGTACCCTGGAAGACCAGCAGGAAGTACCAGTTGATAACACTGACGTAGAGACTCAAACTACAGGTTTGATGATAACCAATCCTGTATTGAAGTTCAAGGGTAGAGACATTCCAATCGACAGTGAGGAAGAAGCTATCAACTTGATGCAAAAAGGATTTAAGCTGAACAGTGAAATGTCTAAGATTAAACCATACAAACAGATGATATCCATATTGGATAACTCAACTGTAGGTACTGATGATCTCAAAGCATTTGCTGATGCCATGTCTGGTGATGAAGGTGCTAAGACTTATATACAGAAGAAACTAGGGTTGAATACTAGCGAAGCAAGTACAAGCTTCTTTGACGAAGTAGACACACCTAGGAACACTGTAGATGAGTACAAGCCTGAAGTTCCACAGACTGATGCTGTAGCTGATTACTTCCGTGATGTAACAGAGAATAACCCAGAGGTAGCTGGTAAAGTATCTCAGGTATATGCTGACATTGATGACGAGTTTAAGAATGAAGTTTATACTTCACAGATGTTTCCTATGTTTGTATCTAGTATCGCTAGTGGGGAATTTGACAAGCTGTATCCTATGGCTATCAAGTTGAAACTAGCTAGTCCACAATCTACGTGGCTAGGTGCATATCAAGAAGCTTCTAAACGAGCTAACGGAGGTGAGAAACCTAAGACTGATGTTCCACCTGCTAGTACACAAATACCTAAGCAGGGCTCTAATAAACCCAGAGCTACGGGAAGTGCTTATGATAATGCTTTCGGTATGGACAGACAAGAACTTGAAGATAGAATCTTCGGTTAATATAAAGGAATAAATTATGGCTATTTACGGAAGTCCCCTCGGAGATGGGTTAGGTGCTGAAAGACGTGCTTACCTCGACAAAATGCTACTTGAGAATACAGCTCAAAAAACTATGTATGATAGATTGGCAACAATCACTAAACCACTACCATTGAAGAACTCGAAGAGAGTTGAATTTGAAAAGTGGATTTCAATGAAAGACCTATACTTCAACGATAACTTGAATGAGGACTTTACTGGTAATGATGTTGCAGTTGGTGAAGAGACACTACAGATGATTCCTAGAGATGCTTATACAAGCTTTATGCTTAATGAGGGTGATTCTGGTACATCTAAGGCTTCTATGGAACTAATCAAGATGAGTACTGATGTATTCGTTATTGGTGACTGGATGCCATACTCAGAGGAACTAGAGTTGTTCCACAATAGATGGTCTACAGCAGAAGCTACTAATCAGATGTCTGATATGTCAGCTCTTGTTATTGATGGTTTCTACAGAGACTTGTACTTCTATGGTGCAGGACATATCTATGATATCTCTAATGATACAGCTCCAAATGACTCTGTAGGTTCTGCAGCGTTTACTACTGCTTCTAAGAGATTGATTACAGCATTGAAACTATCTGGTGCTAAAGAGATGAGTGCAGTTCTATCTAGCTCTCCTAACTACGGTACAATCCCTATCAACTCTAAGTTTGTTGCTTATGGACATGTTGCTGCTATTGATTACATGGAAGATAACAACACAGACTGGAAACCAGTTGAGTTGTATGCAGATAGAGTTACTATCCTTCCAAATGAACGTGGTATGCTAGGTCAAATCAGATACGTAGAAGATGCTAATGGATTCATTACACCTACTGGTACTGCTGGTGAGTATACTGCTGAGTTTGTTGTAGGTGGTAAAGACCATACTGCTCAAGTTCCACTTAGAGGTAAAGGTAAACTAGAGACTGTTTATCATGCTATTGGTTCTGGTGGTACTTCAGACCCACTAAGTAGAGTTGGTTCTATTGGTTGGAAAGGATGGTTAGGTGCTAAGGTACTTTATCCTGAAAGACTAGGAATCCTAAAAGCTAACTTCAACTACTAGTAGTTGTGAATTAAATATACAAAAGGAAATAACATGGCAGAGTTTAGATTAACTTCAGCAAATCCAGCACTCACAGTTATTAGTGAAGTAGTAGAAGATACTACTATCACTAATGAGTCTGGTTCAGTGGTACTCGTAGGTAGTATCATCGAGGAGGTTCTTGGTAACAAGACTACAAAAGTACTAGATGCAGATACAGTAGTTGAAGTCCGTATGGGCAAGTCAGTAACAGTTAAACCTGTTGATGGTGCTATCGGTGTTGGTATGTATACTAGAGATGCTTCTGCTAGGTCTACTGGTGGTGTAGTTGTTGTTGGTAAAACAGTAACTAAGAAAGCAAAGAAGTAAGGGAATATTATGGCTACTAAAGAGAAACCTAATAAAGCACAGAAGTATATCGTCATAGCTAGAAGTACTGAAACTATGAAGGAAAGATTTGCTTGGACTAATGGTAGGAAGGTGTTGTTTGATACACCTACCTTTCTATCAGATGCTCAAGTAAACACTCTCAGACACCAGAAGGAAGGTATCCAGATGGATAAGAGAGTTACCGTTAGTGATATCATGGAGAAGCATTCAGTTGACCAGAATAAGGCTAACCAAATGTTAAAACTAATTCAGCAAAATCCAGAGCAAGGTGGAAAGAAACTTAGCTTCGTTGCTAAGTACATCGTAACACCTGTTTAAACCCCTCTAAACCCTACAGGCACACAATGTGTCCTGTAGATTCTAAACTCCCCTACAATTCCATCCTCAAGCTTATATGATATAATGATTTAAATTCAATCTACAAAGGATTATTTATGTCAACTCAACTTGCACAGGGTGGAACTACTAGAGGTCAAAATTTAACTCAACCTATCAGGTATACATACAACCAACCAAGCTACAGTGTTAATAGACCAGGACTAGCTCAGATAAACAGTTCATCACTATTTGGAACTGCTCAAGGAGCTTATGATGGTCCTACACTAGAAGGTCCTAGTATGAAATCTGGAGCTACTGATGGGTTCTATGATTATGATGCTGGTCAAATAGCTGGAGGTACACCAGAAACTACAGGTCCACTAGGAGTTGGTGGTGACTTTAACTTTGGACAGACTATGGGTACTGTTAATGGTATCATGGATATCGGTATGACTGGCATGAACATGTGGAATCTATACAAGGGCAATCAATATAGAGATGAGATGTTAGGGTTTGCTAGAGATCAAAACAGCAGAGCAGGTGAACAGTGGAACTTAACAAAGAATGAACTAGGTAGGATTGCTGCAGTAAGACAGAACTTAACAGCAGGATACGCTAATGGTGGTAACTACGTTGAGCAAGAACGTAATAATCCTAGTGAGACTGCAGCAGCTATATCTACAGCACCTAGATTATCGTAAGGAGATATTATGCAAAACCCATTCATGGATACAATGTCCAAAGGTGCTAATGCAGCAGCCAATACATCAAGTGTCGCTAACAGTATGATGCAAGGTGTGATGAAGTCTATGGACTCATCTAGTGACCTTGTTATGAAGATGCAGACTCTATTAAAGACAGAGGAACATCGTAAGGTACAGGAACAACTACAGACCCAACAATTAATCCAGAATCAATTTCAGTTCGGAGTACAGCAACAGTTTAGAGATAGACAGCTAGAGTCTCAGGAAACTAGAGCAGCAGCTAGGATTGCTATGCAAGGTGCTAATCTTAATGAGAGCATTAAGCAACATAAGGACAGTAATAAACTTTCCAATAGACGTATCGATATTTCTAACAGAGCACAAGTGTTGAATGAAACTAAATACAACGATACACAGGCTGATGAGGTTGCTGGTAAGAAGATAATGGCTGATTTTGCTGAAGGTAATTATGCAACACCTAAAGATAGATTCGATGCAATCATGAACATAATGGCTTCTGGGAATAAGTATGCATCAGGCATGATTAAACCTATGGTTAGTCTTGAGAATGCAAGAATATCTAATGAAGCCAATCAATTAAAACTTAGTGAAGTCAAGAGAGAGAATGATGATAATCTAATGTTAAATGGTATTCCACCACTGACTCCTCCTGGGTCTGTAGCTACCAAGGCAACTAACACTCCAGTGGTAAGTGCTCAAAGTCCTAAGTATAACAATACTGAGAGTCCATTACTTCAGGATATAAAAAAGTCAGGTGTTATAGAGGCAAGGAAACAAGACCTCATGTCTAAGCGTATGAGTTCAGATAGTGGTAGGGCTAAACAAACAGCTATGATAAAAGAGTTAGATAAGCAACAAGAGAAACTATTTGGTAAAACTGGTATTAGTGGAATAGTCGAAATGGGCATGAAGTATATAAAGGAGAAGAACACTAAACCAGAAATGGTAGCTGAGGTACTTGCTGATTATTTCAAGAGTAATAATCTCCCAAAATCTGTATCCGATGGTGCAATGACAGTCATCAACGACAAGATGAAAGAGATTAAAGCAGAGAGAGATAAAGGTATACAAGCTCAATTATCTTTTGATGCTAACAATAAAGAGATGGATAATGCTTTAGCTTCAGATGACTCTTCTGTTGTCAATGAGAATCTAAGGTCATTGCTAGGTAGAGTACCTGAGTTATGGACTCTACTTGAACCAGCTATGGAACAGACAGACGATGGAGGAGCATCTACTCCTTTTGATGCTGGTTGGTTTGGAATGGCAGATAATGAAAGTCTTACTAAGAATGTATTTGACCTACTAAAAAAGAATAAGAAGTTCTCTCCATATATGGCTAATGCCTGGAAGAAGTACAAGGTAAAGAATCCTCCTGCAAGTAGAAAGAATATAGATGATATTGCAGATTTTATGAGAGATGGATTATTTATGGAGGACAATGCATTGTTCGAGAAAGAACTTACAAGCAGGTTCGGTAACAACTAAAAGGAACATAATGAATGAAGATTTTATAACAGGTGATTTACCAACGGTATCTCAGTCTGCGTCACAACTAAGTGCTCCTGCATATCTATCCATCTCAGGTATGGATAGAAATAAACAACTACTAGATACATTGTGGAATCCACAAATCTCATCAGAGTCTAAGATGGATGCCTACAATGAACTCTCAAGCTTTACAGACAATCTATTTATTGATGCAGATACAATCAAGGGTAAAGCACTTGGTCTACAGGGTAACATTAGGTTCACTGGTATAGATGCACTAGAAGACCCCTTAAAGAACGCTAGTCTAGCTAAGAAGGCTAAGGCTGGTTTAGACGCACAAGTAGGCTCTATGGCTACACAGGAAGCTAAGAGGACATTCCTTAATACTCTAATCTCTCAAGAAGAGATTGGTGTATCGTTAAAAGGTGAAGTTGATAGAGCTGACTATAGTAGAGCACCAAGGGAACTAGGTGACATAGTAGCATTTGATGAACAAGGTAAAGGCTCTATGCCTGTAGCTAATGCATTACTAGATAGTGGTAATGCTGTACTCTATGCTGACAATACTGAGTCAGGTGATGAATTTACTAAACGTAGAGGATATGAGAGACAGATGTTAGCCAACCAGTTCAGGGTTGCTAATGAACCTGGAGCTGACCCTAAAGAGATAGTTAAATTTGACAGGCTACTTGCTAAGTCACGGTACTCTGGAAAAGAAGACTGGGAGAACATGTCTGAGTCTGGTTTTAATCCACTCAACCCTGTAGACTTACTAGCTTCTGCTAACAAGGGTCTCTATAACATGCTAGGAATGGTTAACACTGCTGCAGGTATGACGAGTCAGGGTATTGCTGACATCTCTCCTGAAGGAGCATTTAAGAAGGCTAATGAAGGTGCAAGAGCTAGTTACATGGAAGGTGCTGATTACTGGAAAGAGATTGCTAATAACGTAGAGAACTTTGTACAGAATGATGGCTTCATGAATGACCAGGTTAGAGAAGATTACGGTATCAACAAGATAGATGCTGCATTCTATAACAAGAACTATGCGAATATAGTACAGGAAGGATTGAAAGGTCTTACTGATGGTCTAGTTGAAGTTGGTGTCTCTATGGCTAATGCTCCAATGATGGCAGGATTTATCTACATGAAGTCTGCTGACATGGCAGTTGAGAAGAATGGTAAAGATGCTAACTTTAAAGACCTAGTTAAGAACTTACCTTATGCTATGGGATACACTGCACTCAACAAGATTGATGCAGGTATTCTTACTGGCAAGATGTTCACTGGATTAACCAAGTCTAAGATACTTAGAATGCCAGTAGGTGTTGTTGCTGCTTCTGGTGCTGAAGGATTAGCTGAGGGAGCACAGACCTATACAGAGAAGATGCAACCTGGAGAGAATCCTGTACCTAATGCTAAGGTTCAAAAGGAAATGAAAGATGCAACTATACTAGGAGCAGCAGGTGGTGGAGGAACTCAAGCAGCTATCTCTACTCCTGGTACTCTTATGGATATTGCTAAAGGTACAGCATCCATAACTGGTAAGGGTGTACGTAAAGCTAAAGATGTAGCAGAACCATACGTTGAAAAGATGTCTAAGAAATCTAAGGTTAAGAAGGCAGAGAAGGAAGACCTTACTCCAGATAACGAGATTGTATTTGATGGTTCTGATACTGAAGTTACATCTACACTTGAAGCAAACAGTGACAGTTCATTTGAACAACAAGTTGGTACTAAGCTTGAACAGAAGAAAGAAAGACTTGCTAGTTATGAAGCTGATCCTTCTGCTCTAAAAGATCCTGATAAGACTATATCTACAATGAAGAAAGAGATAGCTCAACTTGAAGCTCAAGAGAAGGAAATCAAAGAGAATCCTGTGGACTACATCTACAAGAACTTCATGAGTACCTTCAAGAAGAAGTCTGACAAGATGAGTGAAGAGTCTCTTGCACAGAATATTGCAACGAAGCAAGATAAGGTTGATGCTTTAGAAAGTACAGAGAGAACTCCTAAGCAAGATAACTTGTATACAAAGCTACAGGCAGAAGTACAGGTACTTACTGATGAGCTTGATAGTAGGGATACCTCTACAAGCCAATCTGAGCAGAGTTCTACTGAAACTGATACAACGAGTCCTGTTAAAGAAGAAACACAGTCAGAATCGAAGGTAGACACTAAAGCTCCTAGTACTTTGGATGCAGATATTGTAACCATCGAGGATGATACAACTACATCTACAGGTGAAACATTCTCTAATACAGAAGCTCCCTCTACACTTGTAGTTGAAGACGATGTAGTTGAGACTGCTCCTGCTCCTACTTCTAAGAAGATAGGTAGTATCAAGATGGTTAATGGGGAGAAGATTGATGTATTTTCCGAAGAGCTTACTGGGAAGAATGGTAAACCATTACTGGCTAAGCACACTAGGAATCCAGATGGGTCTTCTCAGAAGATAACCATCAGTTCAGATAAAGCACTGTGGAAATCTAAGTATGAAGAGAAAGCTTGGACTAATCCCAAGGAACAACAAGATGGTTCTAAAGCAAGTCCGATTAAAGAGGATGCATTCAAGAGTGATAAAGAGTTTAAGACTTTTGTATTGCAACATGAAGCTGCTCACAATACACTAGGACCACGAAAGAATGAAACCATAGGAGAGTATGAGACTAGGGTTAATGATGAAGCTGCTAAGGCTATGGGCTTAGAACTCTATGAGACTAAGGATAACAGTGAGACATATGAAGTCTCCACCAAAGGTGACAAGAGATTTTCTGCTTTAAATGCCAAGCTACCTAATGGTAAAACTATTGAGCAAGAGTATCAAAGTCTCAAAGGAACTGGAAAAGGTAAACCAGCTAAAGATTCTAACTTTGATTATTGGGGAACTTACTCTGGTCTATGGGAAACATGGGCTAAAGCTAATCCAGAACTGATAGATGAACTACGTATCAAATCAGCAGGTAAGAAGCTTACTGATATGTTTGCTAAAACTGACAATAACCAAGCAAGAGCATTGACTGAGATTATTGCAGATAAGTCTTATGGCACTCAGGAAACTACCGTTGTTAATTTCACTACTCCTACTGATGTTGAACCTTTGCCTGGTGTTACTGAGGAGCTTGTTACTGTAGATAAGAGTGAACTAAATAATACTGGTTCTAAAGTGTTCTTGTCTCCTGAGAAGAGAGGTGACATTGAACGTACAGTACTTGAATTGTTCAAGAACTTTCATATAGCACTAAATGACTACACAGTAAGGATACCAAGACAAGGTAAGGAAGAGTCACTTGCTGATTACTCAAGTAGACTTGCTAAGTATTACTTCAACAATTCATGGGTACTTCTAAGTGATGGTAGAGCTAATGGTAAGGTTGTATTTAATGCAGATACTTCACTGAAGCTATTTACTGAAGGCACTAATGCATTTCAAGCATTCCAGACACAGTTTGGAGCAGTTAGTTCTGAGGATATCATAAGAGCTTATGGAGTTGATGCTGATGGTGCTAGAGCCATTCAAGAAGGTGGTGGTGACAGAGAGTCTGTCATTCTTGCTATCGGTAACGGTGTTATGAAGTCACTGAGTATTAATGTAGATGGAATTGATGACGTAGCTTATCAAGGTATGATGGCTAGGTCTATAGGGATTCTGTATCTACATGCAATGAACGAGCAGGGATTAGTTGAAGAGACTATGGTATCTGTTGGCTCTGGTAAGAAGAAAGCATTTGTTAAACTTAATATTGAGAACCTTGATAAGGTTACAGAAGTAACCTCACGTAATGGTATAGATTCTTTTGTTCCTCCTGAAGTAGCTCCCAATGTTACGAGTAAGGAGCATGAACTAAAAGGTCGTAAAGGATTCTTTGCACCTCAAGAACAGACTGATGCTATTAATAAGAGAGAGCAAACTGGATATACAGTAAACCATGAACTGTTAGATTTCTTTAATTCCTTTAATGAAAGTCAACAAGAAGACATACTTGGTATTGTTAAAGACGATGAACTACAACCTTCATTCAGAGAGAATAACAAGACTAGAACAAATAGTATCAAAGCTAAGCATTCTATGGGTAAGACATTTATCAACAGTATAGTGAAGGGGTCTAAGTTCTACTTCACTGAATTTGTAGGTTCTAATGGTAGAGCATTTATAGAGAACATTGCTATGAACATACAGACAGATAAGTTCTTTGCTAGACACATGGTTAAGATGGGTGAGTCTTACACTGTAGAGGACTCAACAAATTG